GGTATTCCTGCGTGTTTCGTTCCAGCGTCACCACGTAGTGTTTTAATAAAATTGCGTTGATGTGTAGTGTTAATGCCAGCGCCGTTAGGGTCAGTCATTAATTCAAATGTTCTTGCAGTTTTCTTTGCCCATTCATCTGGTACTGCTAGTTGTCCGCCTACTGCTCCTGCAACAACCAGTTTCAATCCGTTTACAGTTAGGGCTCTGTCAAACACTGTACCATTGTTCTCGGCAATTAATGCACCATTGTTGTATTCTGCATCTGCTGGTGCACCTCCTTCTCCGTTAATATTAAGTCCGTCATTGTCTAAGAATATAGTTGTTTGAACACCATCACCTGTAATACTTTGACATATTGCATTTGGATTACTTACAGGATTACCTGTACCAAAGTTTGGATCATCAATTCTTACACCATTTAAGTATATATTATACTGTACGCCATTTTCAAGTGGTTTAGTTAATTGTATACTAATTGTGCTGCCATCTAGTAAAAATACTTCATCTTCGTAAGTTTCATCGTAGGTATCGTATGTACCTGTTGCCCAAGGAACTGCTTCAAATCCGTTTGGTCCAAGGAAATCAAAACTTTTAACCTCTACACCACCGTAATCAACACCGTCCATTAATTGTCCTAGATCTTTTGCATACTGTCCTGTTTGTGGATCATAAGCAATATTAATTCTATCTTGTGCTTGAAGCAGTGCAATATCTTTTTTATAGTTAATAACAACACTTGTGTTTATTACAGCAGGCTCAACAAGTGTAATCCTACCAAAATATCTTGTGTATCCTTTGCTAGTGTCTTTGATGTTATTAAAACTGTATTCACTTCTAAGTAATTCAATGTTATTAACAAATACACTTACTTCTGTATTTTTAATTTGCATTGGCCAAACTAGATCAAATATGTACTGAGAGCCTGATCCGACGAATGATTCTGTTTCATCTACATCTGTAAACACAAATTTGCTTGTTGTTCTATCAAATTTAACTCCTGTGGTAATACTTTTAGGCAATCCTTCGCCAAGCACAACACTAAGTTTTGCATCACGTCCGTTGTCGCCTAAACTTCCATTAACTGTTAGAGTTGGGGCACTTAGATATCCACTTCCTTTATTTGTTACTTCAATTGCTGTGATTTTTCCTTCACTTCCTATTTTAGCAATAGCTTTTGCTCCACTGCCTCCGCCGCCGCTGATTGTAAGTGTAGGTGCTGTTTGATATCCTATTCCGCCGTCAGCAATATCAACACCTACTACTTTGAAGCCAACATTGTCTGCCCAATTTTTAAATGGATATGTGTCTAATTTATCATTGACACCTATTAAGGTATTGTTAACTACTTTCACACTTTGTGGAAGTATTTGTTTAAAATCACTGTTATAACTAGGTTGCAGATCAAAGTCTGTAATTCTACTGTTTGAATTCTCAACTTTTTCATAACTACTGATATATTCTCTTAATTTTGTTTTGAAAGGTTTTACTTCGTTTATGTAATCTTCATAGCTAGGTAAACTGTCATTGTTAAATGTGATATCTTCTCGTAAATCACCAACATTGTGTTTTGCTTTTATAAAGCTGGTTTTAAATGCCCAATCCACATAGTTTTGTTCAGCAAAAACATAACGAAGGCTTGCAAAAAACAAGCGATTGTATTCAATAGCTAATTCTTCTATAAACAAATCATTCTTAATACTATCTAATATAATTCTTGTTTCAACTGTTGGTAAACTATCAAAGAATCTTACATCATAACTTACAACATCAAATCCTACCTGACTTATTTGCGTATCATATAGATTGTTTTTAAATTCTATAGTTCCATTTTGTCTTCCAATTGTTTCATAATTCACAGTATAATCTACATCTGGTTCTATATTAATTTTTCGTAGCAACAACCAACCGCCAGTTCCTACATTATTAATTTTTATAATGTCGCCCAATCTATCTTCTAAACTTTGTAACTGATATGCTTCGTCGATAACATAATTAATTTCTGTGAATGAACTATAGCCTTGTGCATACCAATCTATATAATTCCAATATAATGATACATCATATGATTGACTTAAAATTCTACGCCATAGTCTTAGATTACTATCTCTTTCGTATAATGCCCACTTGCCTTGTATAGTTTCATCATTGTTTACTAGTACAGTGAATTTTCTTACTTCTATTGTATCTGTTTGAGAATAATTTTCACCTTGATTCAAAATTGTAACACTTGTAATTGCACCAAGATTATTAATAGTAATTTGAAACTCTGCACCTGTTCCTGTACCATTTAATGTATAGGTAGGAGCAACTCTATAACCTCTACCTGGGTCTAGAACATCTACTCTAATTACTTTTCCATCCTCTACTACCAAACTTAATCTAGCCTGTTGTGCTTTTGCTACACCAACAAATTCTAAATCAGCAAATGTATCAACTGTTGCGTCATACAGTCTAGTAATCGCACTTGGTTCAGGGTCTCTTTTTTGTAAATTGGTTAGATTTTTGTCATCAACAATAAGATTTGTTTTTAAAACTCCATTTGTTCTTTCTATAACCTGTTTTAATGCTTCGGCTCTGTTTACAAACCAACTCTGTCTTGGACTGTTTAGTATTCCGTATTTTTGTTTAGGAGAAATGTTTGTTGCTGGAACTTCTCTATCATATTCGTCATATCCTACCAAACTATCAAACCATTTTCTTTCTATATCTCTATTAGGAACACTTGTTGATAGTCCGTCAGTGACGATTTGATACTGATTGTGTATGTTTATGTTTTGATTGTCAATGGTCCAATATTGGAAACTAACTGCAACATTTTTTTCTTCTATCAAAGACTCACAGTTGTAAAGAACAAAACTATCTGGTGATACTAATGCGGCAAATCTATATCCTTGACCTTGAGGATCTTTGATAAGATTTGCAATATCTTTAGCACTAGTGCTTCTAAATTCCACATCCGGTATAGAAGTTTTATCTTTTACCCAGAAATAATATCTATTAATAAATCTTTGGGCAACTTCGTCGTATGTTCTTTTTAAAACATAAGCATTATTACCATATACACTTGAACCAGTAATACCTCTACTAATTCCTCTATCAGTAGTTGCTAGAGTATCCCATTCTGAAGGTGTTACGGTTGATTCTACCCATTCATAGATATCTATGCTATTGCCTTTGAATAGGGTGTTCCAATTTGCTGTGCTGTAAATAATATCGCTCTGATATGGATTATAGAATTTAGCGTTAGTTAAATTCCACCATACTCTGCCAACTTGTTCTTTGCCCCAACTGTTGGTTTCATTAACATTTAAATTATCAGGGCCAGTTGTATATGTTGCTGGATCATAATATAATTTATAACTTATATCTTGTTCTGCAGGGCCTGCCACTTTGCCTTGTATTGGATCAATATAATCCAAGTATGTAATTAATTGGTTAGTGCTAGTATCATATAGTATTGCACGTTTAATTTTACTTACGTCAACCGTGTCTTTGGGTTCTCGTAAATTTACAAATAATCCTGCGTTTTCTAGTTTTCTATAATCAACAACAGTGCCTTGATACAAACTGTTTGAAGAAACAGTTGGTAATCCTACATAAATATGGTTGTTTTTCAGATAAACATTTCTTCCAAAGTAATATACATTACTAAAATCACTTTCATAAGCAAGATTATGTGCATACACTAGATGATTGTTTATTCTTTCATACACATAAACTGTTCCACCATTTTCATTTACATAATTAAAGTTTGTGAACTTTTCATCAAATGTAGTTTTATTTGAATCAAAAATTGTTGCGGTATTTGTATCAGCTGTTAGTGCATTTACTGCTAAAGTGTTGCCATCAAATTGTATTACATTGCCAAAACGTTCTGCACTTTCATTTGACGGACTGTTAAGCGTTTGTATCTCAACAAATCTACCACTTTGCTGTTCATACACCAACACTTTGCCTTGATCTCTTTTTTCAGCATCATCAAATGGTGCAGAAATTGCTAGTAATCTACCATCAGCACTTATACTTACACTATCTCCAAACCCTATTGTGTTATTTTCTGCAACTATGGTTTGTGACAGTAGGTATTGTCCACTAAGTATTCTATACACTGCTACTAAATTTGGTTTATCATTTCCGTATTTTGCAGTTACAACTAATACTTCTCCATTAGCACTGACATCATATGAAGTAGCATAATCATACAAACTACCTTGATCTAGTACTGTGCTATCGCCTGGTAAAATATTTGAGCTGTCAAATTCATTACCTACTTGATAAGAACTATCAGATACCACAAGTAAACCTGTGTCGTTAGGAACATATCCTACATAATCAATAAGATCATCTGTGCTGTTCCATTGAAGGTTATTAAATGGTCCGGGACTTATATTTGTGGTTGCTGTATACAATCTATTTGCAAGATAAACTTTGTTCCCTGTGAAATAAGACTGTGTTTCTTCAAATTCTCCTTTGAAATTTTTGTCTTTGGCATAATCCCAATTATATAATTCGCCATTCTCAGTTCCATTTTTAACAAAATATATTTTTCCAGGATCTGCAACAGTTTCCTCAGCAGGTGCACTTATAAATCCTCTATATAAGTCTCCATTCTGCCTAAGTTCAATTTTTGATCCTAATCTATTATTGTTTTTTCTTTGTGGGCCTACAAAACTTCCGAGAGAAATATAATTTCCTGCAAGATTTTTTTGGAAAATATAATATATACCTTCTTTAGTATAAACTCCAGGCGCACCACTACTACTGGTTGGAATTTTGTATACTTCTGTCCAATCTAAATTGTCTCCAGCTGGAATATTTGCTATCCTAGGAATACCATTAACAGTGCCAACACTATAAAACCAAATTTCAAAATCTTTTTTAGGTGTTAGATATAAGAAATCATTTAGGGCATTGAATTGTGCTTCTGCACCTAATACACTATTGTATCTATAATCACCTGTTGGAGAAACAATATTGCTGGCTGCTTCAAATACTAATAATTTTCCAATGCCGCTGGCTGCATATCCTAAACTTTTTCTTTGTATAACACCAACCTTACGATCAACTGTGTAAATACCTGGTCTGCCATATACATCTGGATCAGGTCCACTTGGAAACGCCTTAAGTCTTAATTCAGCAGCTTGTCCGAATTGATCACCATTACTAAAATTACCTGAAACATTTTTTACAAAAATAGTTACGTCATTTAGATTTCTTTGATAGTATGCTACTTCTGCTGTAGCGCCTGTGGTTACATCTTCTACAGTTTGTCCTATTTGCGGTTCGAACGGTTGCCCATTTAGGAAAAATTGATTGGTATAGTTTAAATAACCATCCCATATGTCATATACAGTTTGTTCTTTGTTTGTAAGCGGAAAATTTAATCCAATACTGCTAGGATCATCTAAACTGCCATCGCTGTGATTGGCTAAGTTATTAACATATGCATAAACTTTATCTCCTGGAACAGTTACATCCGTCAACGCCTTAGGTGCCCGCATAACAAAAAGATTACTTAATACAGGATCTGTAGTTCCTTCCGGACCAGGCACACCCGTAAAACTTAATACCTGTAAAAAATTATTTATAGTGTCTTCAGATTGTATTGTCGTTGTTGCATTATCTAAACTATTGTAATAGTATCTGCCTGTTGCAACACTATCTGGAATAACATCTTTAAATACTAAACCTTCTGCTAGATCACTTGTTGTAGAGCCTACATCGTAAGCTGAACTTGTTTTTATAAACCAGTAACCGCCTAGTGTGCCATCTGTATTAGTTTGTTCTCCAGGTCCTACTCTTTCGTATTCGCCAACAAAGTCACCATTGTCTATAAACAAACTGTTTGCTGTCGGAAATTCACCGTTAACATTATTAACATATATTGTTACACTAGCTTCTTCATTATAAGTGTATGTAACTGTACCTGTAGCACCTTGTGTTGTGACCACATCACCTATAGCAGGAATATTTGTACTAGCATCAACATACAAAATTGCATCTATTTTATCAAATACGGTATGTGCTGTTTCCAAATAAGTTTTATTAAAATATGGAATAGCACCTCCAAATGGTTGAGTTTCTACAAGTATATCTTGTTCTTGGTTAGCATTTGCAAAGTTGTTCCAATGAAAAACTAAATCATCTCCTAAACCTGTACCATCATACATTTCTTTAGGAGCTCTTACAAGAAAATGATCTGTTGTTTGATTTTCAAAAGGATAGTTTCCTGTTAGTATAAAAGGAATATTTTCTGCGTCACTTGCTTCTAAATTTAATGTGTCAATTATTTGTGCTACACTATTAAAGCTATCAAATTGTATATTTGCTTCAGCACCTTCTATATCAATGTCTGCTTGCCACAAACTACCTTGTCTACGCACTATGTCTCCAGCAGTATAATCTGTAGTATCAACATATTCATCTTTAAAATTAGTTTTAACACTTGATGCTTCTGGAGCACCGACTATCATAAATCTTCCATCTGGAGAAATATCTAAACTTGATCCAAATTTTTGATTGCTATCAGCTATTGTACTGTCTGCTTCAATAACTTGGCGTAGTTGCCAATTGACACTGTTACTAGCTCTGTCATAAACAAACACTTTTCCATTTTCGTTGGTAGGAGCGCCAACAGCCAGTGTTGTGTTCCTATCATTTGTACCTAGTGCTACACCATAATTATGATTGTTGCCTGTTGCTGTATTTGACAGGTCTTGAAGTTCATTAAATTTATTTGTATTTTGTAAAACCTTCCAACGTCCAGTTGAATCATCGTCTAACCAAATTTTATCGTTAGTATGAATAAAATCTTCCGCAATTTTATTTGCCTCAACAAGATCGCTTGCACGAACACTTACAAATTTTGTTAGTATTCCTGAACAATCCTCAACATCTTGAACCGATTCGCTGTAATCAAAAGTAATTTTATTTAATACTGTTGATTTAACTTTGAAAAATCCAGACAATGGTGAAGTTGTTTGCGATACCTGTTGTGTACTATCTGCAGGATCAATTGTTGTTGTTAGTATATCAAACATACCAAGTATGTCATCAACCTGTATATCAAAAGCAGTTGTGTCTAGTTCAACAGTAAATTCACCAGATCCGCTGGTTACTTTGTTTATTCTTAAATCACTGTCAATGTGTTTATAAACATTCCAACTTTGTTTTTCATTTCCTACCCATACATAACTGTTGTTAGGCACATTTGCTATATCTAAAGTTAAAATAGAATCATAATTTGCAAGAACAAAATCAACATCTTCTTGATTGACATAACCGCTGTTTTTTGTGTAACCTTGATTGATATATTTTGCAGGTAGCGGTGCATGATTATAATCTTTAGGTTTTAAATATGTTTCATAACTTTGGATACGATATATTAAATCAGTTTCATTGCCTTTGATATCATTTGTTAATAGTATAGGTTGTGGTTTTAGTCTAAACTGTTTTTCATCTAATAGATACTCGACTTCTTCAAAGCCTTCACTTGCGCCATACTGACCGTCTTTAATTGCCCATTCTTCATAAAATTCTAAACTGTCTTTGTCAGCACTTGCTAGTGCATCAAACAATTTAGTAAGTGCATTTTTAGTTCCCTTGTCTTGTATGAATCCTTGATAGAATTTATACTGACTTACATCATCGTTGATGATATTTTCAAGATATTGACGTTTTTGATAACCAATAAGGTGTTGTGCAAGTCTCTGCTGTTCTGTGTCAAAGTTGTCTGAATCAAGATCATAAAAATCTGCAAATTGGTTTGTTTTGTAATCAAAGTTTGTAAGCAATCCTGCTTTGGGTTCTTCTGACAAGCGGTTCCAATCTTTGGCGTCAAAAAATTCTTTGCCCGATATTTTTTTATCTGCACTATAAAAGAATTCTTTGTATTTTACAAGATCACCAATTGTATAGTCTGTCCATGCCTGCCATAGTTTTGGTCTTGCGTTATCATAAACAAATCCAGGAATGTTTAAACTACCATTCCATTCATCTGTTCTATAGCCAAGCACTTTGATTCTTTCTTGTCTATATCCAGGCTCAAGGTCATATATCACATCATTAAACACTGTGCGATTGTCAAGTAGGACTACGTGTTCTTTTTGGACTAGGGGAAGCCTAATAGCATATATGCCGTCAGCAGTATTGACTGTGTATATGCTAAATGTATTGTCAGGTTCTTTGGTAATTTTTAAGAATTCATCGCTGAGTTTTTTCCCGTCAGCTTTAAATACACTGTAACCAAAAAATGTCTCAAACACATTGTCAACCACAGCATAGTCTGTGCGGAATTTTATTTTGTCGGCTGCAGGACTGATTGTAATAATTGATCCGCTGTCCCAGTTTTGTGTGGTCCAAAACATAAATTGTTTGCTTGATGTACGCCAATCACTTACTGTATTGGTATTTTGAATAAATTCTTCAAATATAAATCCTTTGGACTCTAACCAATGTCCGTAACCTTGTAGGAAATCAACAACTTCTTGAATTGTTTTTAAAATTGTTCCATACTCTAGAACAGTTTCTTTTGTATTAAACACCCTGCGAAACTGTGCTGTTCTACCACCAACCAATGGAAGTTCCGGTAGTAGTGCAAACTTTTCACCATCTAGTTCTGGCCCACTGGTATGGGTTTCTGTTGCTCTATAAAATCTATCGCTGTTTCTAACAACGGATCCTTGTGAATATGTTCTTCCTCCCTCAAATTCTACGAAGGCTTCGCTTACTCCTCCTACATTAACAAAAGGATCATTTGCTTGTGCAATAGGTTTGTTGTATACAAAACTAGGATTTACTGTGTCATATCCACTTATCAAATAACCACTTGGATTTTTCTCTATCAACACACCGCTATATGAAACTAAATCAATTGGTGAGCTAGTGTTTAAAAATATTTTATAGTTTTCATCAGGTATAAAAACATTTCCTTCGTTAGTTGGAGTTCTTGAATCTAAAATTAAACGGAATTTATTTTTGTCTGTGTAACCTGCAATTTTGACACCGATTTGGTTTTCTATATTTCTAATGTTGTTTTTATAAGTTGAATACTGTGCAACAGTATTAAATGTCAAATAATTGGCTACGTAGTTTATTAAACCACTTGTGAAAATCTGTGTAGTATCATCAATAGTGTTAGGGAAAACAATATCACTTAATGTTATCTGTTTGCCAGTATCTTTGTATACAATTTGTCCTGCTGCATTTCTAATCTGTCTTGCTCTATCAAAACCTGTGGCAATAATTTTGCTGGGTTGATTTAAAAGCCAACTGGCTAAAACAGCAAAGGGATAGTCACTGCTGCTTCTCCAAGCACTTTCTATAGGAGCCCCGTCTCCATAACTATACTGTTCTTGTGCTCTGCTTATGCTAAAGTTTTTTGCAAAACCGCTGTCACTAGGACTTAGTAGATTACCTTGTGAATCCACAGGTATATTATTTTTCAATCCTGGTCTAATATATTTGGTTTTTACAACCAACGGTTTGTTTGGTTCTCGCACTATACCTTGTTCTATATCCTGCCATAACAATAGGTTATTGTTTGTGTAAGGAGCAGGTCCATATTGCGTTTCCCACCAACTTGGTTTAATACTAAATCCTAGCATTTCCCAAGGAGCAGTATGTGGACGATCCGTGTCAAATCCTTGTTTGTACGCTTGACGCCACCATCCTGGTAAATTACCACCTGTGGGGAAATTCATTCCCTTGTAATTGAATGTAAAACTATTACTTCTATCAAAATAACTGTTGGTTACATAATCACCGTCTACCAATCTATTGTATTCTAAAAAGTCATAACTCATACTAGAATCAATCTGTTGTTTTGTGAATCCAGTATCTCTATGCTCTCCACCTAAATAATCGTGTATGTCTAGTAGATCGGTATCATATTTTATTTTTATATTATTGTAGATTCTTTTTTCTAGTTCAAGTAAAAGTTCATCTCTAAAATCATCGAATGCTATAAATTTACTACCATCATGTCCTTCTACTACTTTGGTAGGAGTAGTGTATGTGTCATCAATATAAACACGTGGAACATAAGCAGGATACAATCCTAATTTTGTAGGCGTAGGTGGAATATAACTGCCGTTGGTTGTTTCATATTCATAAATGCTTATTATATCGTCTACGGCTTTTGTTGCTGTTACAACTGCAAATCCTTCTGTGTTAAAAGTATAATCTTGTTCATGCACAAGTTGCACATCATTTAGATATACGTTTACAGATTTTCTACTAAGTTCACTCATGCTAAACACAGCACTTAGGGGAAAGAATGTTTCGTCACTGTCCTGCACAGTATGATCAGTTTTAACTGCTCCGCTGTATGGCACCATATCACTAAAATAGAATGGCATTGAGTTTACTTTGTCTTTGTTAAGCTCTGCTAAAACCTTGTCTACATGTATTTTTGTAGCGCCTTCAAATCCAAGTGTGTTTGCAACTTCTAAAAACTGCCTTTTAAATTTGCGATATTCTTTTTTAGCATATCTAATACTTTGTATTATATTTGCATCTTTGTCCAGCAAATGATACAAAGACAAGTTGATAGGGGCACTGTGTTTTACAAATTTTTTACCAAGTGTGCTAACTGAGCCAGCGTCTCGCAAATTGCTTGGACCTGGATATACACCTTGGAAATTGTCTAACTCCTCAACAATAGTGCTTACGTGATCGTTTACTTCTCCAAGAGTAAATTGATTTATGTTATTGTTGAGAGGATTTTTTTCTAAATTGCTGGCAATTTCGTATAATCCATTTGAATTTTTATTGTACTTACTTCTAGTTTTAATTAATATAACATCGTCAAGTTCTAGATCATTTACAAACTGAATAAAACTTTTATTATTTGCATCTTGAACAATATTAAAATCAGTTCCTTGGAATTGTAATTTATTGTTTAGATATACTCGCAACCACAGATCATTTATAAAATCTGTATTATCATAAACATCAATAGCAAATTGTGTTGTTGTGTTATCAAACACATACTGTCTGATTACATTCTGATTGCTGTCTTGCTCGGCTTTTATCCAGCCGTTGACTGACGTATATGTTGTTCTGTCAGAATACTTTTGAAGAAAACTTGTATCTGTATTCACAGTGATAATATCATTCCCTATTTGATATGTAAAACTGTTGTTCAATAAATCAAAGTTAAAAACAATGTCACCAACATTTTCTATACTTCTGTACTGTAGAGGGAATCCTAATTCACTGTCTGCTGTGCCTGTGCCTGTTTGATAAGAAAATAATTTATTTCCGTAAAACTGAGAGGCATCATATTCGGTTGTGTTACTGAAACTTATACCGCTACTGTCAAATAAGTCAAACAGCGGTGATTGATTTCTAGAAGTTTTTTCCTGGCCCTGTTTCCACTCAGTACCATCATAATAAAAGAAAGTTCCTTTGTAAACATTACCATCTTTGACCAAAACATTTTCGTTAAGCAAAGGCGCACTGTCTGTTTCTTCTGTCAAACTGATCTGATTTTTGTTTTTGTGTGTGATAAAATTGACTTTGTAAATTTTTCCTGCAACCAAAACGTCTGTGTCTGCTGTAAACAACACACGCATGCCTTGTGTAAGATCTACACCATCTACATTATAACCAAGACTGCCTTCAACTGTTGAAAACACATCTTTTGTAAATGTATCAACTAGATCAACATCAGTTTTTGATTTGGTTCCGAAATTGTAAAGTTTTAATCCTGCTTCAAATTCAATAATAGGACGCTTGGCTCTAGCATTTTGATCTATGCTAGGTGTTTGCCCGTTTATAAGAGCGGATGTTTCAATTACACTTTTGTGAAACCATCTATTATATCTTGACCAGAGGTTACCATCTTGTGTTGCTCTATTAATTACAATGTAATCTTTTTGTGTAGGAAATCCCAATGCTTCACTAAATGGATAAAAATCAAAACCGGTTTCATCAAATGCAACATTTATATCATCTGTATATGTTCCTGATACTCTTAGGTCATTTATATTGATCAGCTGTATGCCTTCGCCTACACCTTCAACAAACCATTCACCTGTAGCATATTTTGTAGGTGTAACGTTGCCTGCAAATTCAACTTTCATTCCGTTTGAAAAATTATAACCTGCACTTGTTGTATAGGTTTTTTTACCTAGTATATCTTTTTCAACATCTAATTCAGTATTTTCAATTATATCGAAAATTTTGATAAAGCCCGCAGTGTTAGGATCGTTTTCACTCACATAAAATAAATTATCTGGAGCTGTTTCTGGAACGGTAAATTCTATTACACCTTTATCAAGCCAAGTTTCTGTTGTTAGTTTACCATCACTGTCGTATTTTGTTATACCAGTATCAAATATAAGTGCAGTATTTTCACTGGCACTGTCAGGCAATCGCCCTGGTGTCCAACTTCTTTTTGTAGCAAATGCTATTGGATGACTTACAGTATCAACTTCAAATCTATAGGTTTGTCCTCTGTATAATGTAATCGATGGGTTACTGGTTTTTCCATCAGGAGTAAACAGATAACTTGTGTTGTCTGCGTTATCTTTGAGAGTGATTTGATAGGTGCTTTGTACTTGGTTGGTTTGTCCTGCAACTGTGATCAGTTCTGGACCATATGGTAACCAATAGTATTCTCTAAAATTTGTAAACTTGTCCCAATCAACGTGTGGATTCCAAGCATAGTATTCTTGACTGTTTAGTTTGCTATGGTTATCTACATTTCCATCAAAGTTACGAATTTCGTTTATATAATCATTATAGTCTTTGTAAAAATCTATATTTCCAAGATCATCTTTTATAAGAGCAGCAGGTTCTAATTGATACTTTTCTCTGCTTTCTGTAATTCCACCAATATAGTTGTCAGTAGGTCTGTATGACTTTGCTGTTTTTCTTCCAAGATAACCATTTAGTTTTTCGGCAACACCTGGCTGTATTAATTGGTCTAGTGTTGAAGTTAAAAACTTAGAATTGAAGTTTGTGCGGAAATATCTAGGTAAATGATTTTCGCTTTTTCTACGATAATCATTGTTTCCTGCTGGAAGAGCTGGTTCTTTTTGATCGTTATCATATGCCATTAATAACTACTGCCTCCACTTGAGCTGCTTGAATTGCTTGAACTGCTTGAACTAGATGATGTTATACCTGTGTTTGTGCTTGTAGAAGTAGTTACAATATTTCCATCTGCACTCAATCTACTTGCAGTAATTGCATCAATTATTTCAATATCATCCACAGTTGCTCCACTTATAAAAATTTCATCTACTTCTGATTTTATTTCATACAAAGAACCAAAAGTTTGAGATGCTTGTTCAGGAACAATTACAAAAGTAACAACATCTGGTGCAAGCTGTTGCATTACATAAGAACTTAATTCTGAAAAGTAAAACTTTTCTCCAAAGTCCCAATTTTCAAGTGCAAAGAATTGATTTACTGCACTTATTACTCTAGATTTAATATCATTATCATTTAAAACTAGATCTGGATTTTTTACAATTTTAAATTTGGCTTGTAAATCTAAACTTGCTTTGTTGCCAAACAATACTTTATATTTTACAGGATGGTATATAATTTCATCACTCAATGATTTTATTTGACTTAATGATGTATTATAAGACTGGAATAAAGAATCACTACTAGGAGTCAAAGGCTTGTTTAGCAGTGTGCCGTCTAACCATTTTCTAAAATCACTATCATACGCTCTAGTTAATAGATAACTATCAATTATATTGCTTGCACTAGGATCTATTCTAGAACTGTCGTCAGCTGCATGAATATATAAAAATCTTAGATTATCTCTACCTATAAATGCACGATAATTATTTTGCTGTGTCAGTATGCTTGTTGCACTGTTTAATTTTTCAAATAATCCACTGTCTGCATAATAGAATATTTGTCCATCATCATATTGACTTAAAGGTCCTAAACTGTCTTTTGAAGCAAGAGTAATAATATTTAGAGTACTGTTACTTACATAGTTATAGTCTTCTACTCCATCTGTTGTTAGATATTTTTGTTGGAATACGTATTTTGTTAAAGGATTCACATCTTCATCGACAATAACATCAAAAATTTCTGGATCGTCCACAACACCGTCATCGTCCTCATCAAAGAAAGTAACTTCAACTTTTTTACTGTTTACATATCCTTCTGCATCTCTGTACTCTTGCGTAATTTCCCAATCAAAATCAACTGTGAATTTTTCAACACTGTCAGGTTTGTTGTTATTGTTTAATACACTGATTTTGTCTTTGACAATTTTTCCAGTTAAATTATTATAAATTTTATCACTACTATCAAAATAAAATCTTATTTCTTGATCACTTTCAAAAACATAACGGCTTCCTCTGTATTCTATTGTGTAATTTTCACCATCTGTTGTAAATTTCAACAACCAACTGGAATCTAGTTGCTGATTGGAATTGTCGCCAGTTTTACCTATGCTAAATTCGCTTGATACGTTTAGATTACTTTCATTTATAACACGCCATTGACCTAATGTTCTGTCAAAACGCAGTCCAAATGTTTTGTATGAAAATACTTGATCTACAATTTGATTTTGTACATCTGTTTGCAAACTTTGTGCAATAGCTGGTTTAATTTCTACTAGTTGTGCTGTACTAGGTATAACATCATTAAAAACAACAGGACCTATACCGTTTTCATCAACTTCAGTACCGTTACCATTGACGCTTATAACTTTTACCCATTTGTAACTTCTAGAGTTTAAATGGTCTGCGGCTCCGTCCATAAGTGTGCCATCAGGCATAAAATGTTTTCCAGCAGGTGCAATAAATTTTAAAGCACTACCAGGACGAACAAGTTGAAGTGTGCTAGTTGTAAATGTTCCCAGAAACTGTCTAATTTCATTTACATTTGTAAAATAACCTGTGCTTATATTTGTATCAGCAGTTGATTGATTCCAACTTATATTCAAATCTGTAAGATCAATAACAGGAAATTGAGACAAATAATAATTTCTAATTTTCTTACCAGCAAGAATAGGTTCAATAGTGTTTAATATAACTCCTTGCACATCTGTTTGGGTGCTAAATGTAAATCTTTCTTTGCTGTTAAATATTTCACGATAAACAACACCATCTGTACCAAATAGATTTGTTTTAGAATATTTTCCAGTCGCATCTAATAAATCAAAATACCTACTAATTCCGCTTGCAGTTCTATTGACACTTTTGGCTTTTATAATTTCTTGACTTATTGCAAGAGGACCAATCTGATAATCTTCTGCTGTTACCAATCTATTTTGTGTATAATAAGTAGCAGGTGCATTTGTTCTTATACTAGCATTAGTTTCTGACACACTAGCATTGTCAACTGTGCTTCTAAGAGCAAAGGTTAGTGTAATAGTTTCTACTTTGTTATTTTTTGATAGATATTTTACATTAATACTAACGCCTCTAACGTCATTAGGTTCTACAACAATTCTTTTATTTTTACTTGTTCTATAATAAATTCTAAATGACCCTTGAGGTAAATTACCAAAAGTACCGTCACTGAAAATTAAACTAACTCTATCATCTATTCTCGTAAGCACACTATATATGTTACGAATATTTTTATTTAAACTGTTGTATATTATATTATTACCTTCAACAGAATCTACCTTAATCCATTGTTCATCTTCATTTCCAAAACTGTCTAATTTATATAACCAAATATCTGAATTGTTTATGTTGGTTGCATCTATAGCAACTGTTTGATTAGAGCTAGGATTATCAATAGTAAATGTTCCTTGGTCTAGTGTCCCTTGGCGGAAGTGACAGAAAAATCCTGTGTTAGAACTTCCTGCACCTTTGCCATCATCTCTATATAAAAATGCAAAGTTGTTGCCCGGAAATGGTGCTTCTTCAATAATATTGTTATTTGCAATGTCAGTTGAAACAACCTCAAATCTTGTGCTTATACCATCAACTGTTTGATTGAAACTAAAAGCAGGCACATCGCTATTTGTAGAATTTAATCTATATTGCTCTGTCGGAATTCCTGCAACTGTATCTTTTTTAACTGGACGGCCAAATGTTCCGTTTGTTGGAAGTGCAGAATTCATAATTTTTATAAACTGTTCATTCCAATCACTGTTGCTAGGATCATTCCATAAAATTGTTTGGTTAGCAAGATTAATGTTGTTTGAATCAATTATGTCTTCTGTTGTTTTAACACTTTCAATTCTCAATAATCCGTTTGCACATTGATTTCTTTTTGGATTGTAAGATAAAAGTCTTGCAAGACGTAGCACACTTTCCCTACGTTCTGCTAATTCTAAATAATTTTCTCTTGCGTTAAGATCTATACGGAAAGCAATATTTTGTCCAAGGAAAGCAATTAAATCAATTAATGCTAGATATTCACTTGACTCAATATAATCATTAAAATCTTCAGGATAGTTTTCTCGTAGATATGCTATCATTGTTCGACGCAAATTGTCGAAGTCATAACTTTTGAAATCCGCATTTCTATAGCTTTGATAGATGCGTTTCCAATCTTCTGCTACAAGTAATCTATTTTGTCTATCAGTTGATGACATGGTCAGTTTCCTTTACAAGTATATTTAGCGAAATGAATTATGTGCGCAGTTAATTATGTATTTAAGAAACCGGCATTTTCATCAAACTGTAAACGCATATTTTCCGAAATGTTATATGGCAAATATACCAAACTTATTTCAATTTGGATGCCACTTTCGTATTGGTCAACGGTAATTTGATTTACACTTACTCTTGGATCGTAATTTACTATTTGTGTTACATTTTCTTTGATTGCATCTCTCATTTGATCTGTTAAAGGCTCAAATAGTGCGTCCCATATTATAGTGCCAAATTCTGGATCACTCAATTTTTCACCCTGTCTAATGTGGAAATGATTTAGCAAATCTTGTTTGATCAGTGCAAGATCATATAACACAGTTGATGAATTTTCTGGATTTACTGTGCTTATGCCTCGATAAGCTCTACTACCTATGCCTTGATCTTGCTTACGTGCATTAGATTTTACAGTAACTTGTTTATATAGATTTTTTTCTAAACTGCTCATATCGTATTTACCTTACCTGCTTTTCCTAAATGTATCAGGAACAGTTGGATATTCTGTAGCAACAAAACTGTTTCCAGTCTCATCTGCTGTATTTCCTGCTTCTGGATCTGCGTCTGTTTTTTCAGCACTGTGTTCTGTTGGTGCAAGGTTTTCGTGTCCTAACCAAGGTTCGTGTTGTGGCGTTCTCATAGGAGTGTAAGCAGGTGTTGCTGTAGGACCATTCATATTAATACCATCGGGTGCAGTTTCAGTGTGTGTTTTTGCATTAATATGCACCCCTTCTGCAGCAGTAATTCTACCATCGTTGCCTGCTTTTAAACATATGTTTCTGCCTGCACTCATTATGATATCTCTATCTGCTGTTATGTTTAAATCATTAGAAGTATGAACACTTACGCTATCTTGAGCGTAAATATCTATTTTTCCATTGCTGGTCATTTCAATCCAAGTAGACCCTTTAGCATTGCCAATGTAAATTAAATCTTCTGTATTGCTTAATAAAATTTGATGGCCGGTTCTTGTTCTAAATCTAATCTGTTCATTGTGTGGTATAGTAGGATCACCAGATAAGTCACCTGCTTCAGCGTTTGCAAACTCGGGGGGTCCTTCACTGGCTGGAGTTTTTCTAAGTAGTGTCATATCGCCGTCATCCATAACAAAACTACTTCCACCTAATCTACTAAAAGGAACATTGCTTTGTGCAAATTCTGGACCATAACTAGCAGTAGGTTTACCAGGACGTTTGTCATAAGGCCCAGGTG